GTCGAGCGTTTGGCGAATTGAGCGAGTTGTCGTGCTTGCTGACTACTCATCGTTGCCGTAATTTCCAGTAGTTGCCTATCCATTTGCATTTATCCTCGAATCGTCGGTAGTCGACCGGACGGTAAGGTGTGAGGGATCTCAGTAGGATTACCTACGGTAGCCTCACTAAACACCGCCGCCTCAAGCGCTGCGGCGGCACAGGGGAATTCCAGGATCAAACGATCGCTGATGGCGGCAACCAGCAAACCCAGCGTGCATTGCCGCTCCAGGCTGCCAGGCCGGTTGTTAAAACGCAGGCGCTGAGCGGCGCCCACAATTGCCGTGGTCAGTGCCACGTCGTGTTGCGTATCTGGGCAGGACGTCATGTTTAAGCTCCGGCCGGTACGGCCCATGCCAGCGTCCCGATTAAGAGCACCAGGACGAGCATCGAGAGATACAAGGTCTGTAACGGGGCGCGCGGCAAACGGAGATAGCTGCGCAGTAAGGCGGTCGAGCGTGTAATGCCGGTCAGTGAAAACGACAGCATCAGCAGGACTGAGATGCAAAAAATAAATTGCTTCATGTGATGGCTCCTCTTGATGAATGCGGACATTGCCGGCGTCGGTTGTCGGCTACGCGTCCATGTCCCCAGCCGCTAGGCGTTTACAGTCGATGGTCTGCTTGGCACGCCGCGCATCGCGGGCCAGCCAAGCACGAGTTGCGGTCTCCACGGTTTGCCGCATTAGCGGGTTTTGTATCGCTTTGGCGAAATCGCTGACCATGTGCATGCGCTGCCAGGTCTGGAGCAATAGCGCGTCGGGTAGAGGCTCGTCCATGCGGTCGCTCAGATTTTAGTGGTAGCGAACCAGCGTCGGCATACCGGTGGTCGGGTCCCAAAAAGACGTAACGACGAATCCCAGTTGATGGGCGGTATGTACGAAATGGATCAAGGTGACGTCGGATTGCCAAAGCCAGCGCAGGAGAATCAGGGGATCGAGTCCTTGCAGTGTCAGATCGGTCGACAGCGCCTCGCTGCGTTCTTGTTTGTGGTTCATCGTGGGTGTCTCCGGTGAAATTTGGGCAAAAAAAATCCCTCGCGCCTGGAAACAGGCACGTTGGCGGTACGGCGCTAAAAAATTAAGGCGCTATGTCGTGACCAGTTCTAGCTGTAGCGGGTCTTGCGGCGATCGTCGGAGTTTGCTGACAGGGAGATCGACCTGAGGTCGGGGATTCTGGCTAGGATTGAGTGTGTGGGTGATCGACAGTAGCGAGTGACACGTGTGACCGCACTCGATATTGACGCACTGCCAAAGTAGCTCGCGGGTGAACTCGGAAAGTTGGCGGCTGGTGCGTATCTGCATACGCCGGTCGCAATGTGGGCAGGACAGCATCATGAGTGATCTCCATGGTTGATGCCGCATTCGCCGAGACCTTGGCGGGCACATTCGCAGTGCATGCCGACCTGGCCCAAGGTGGATACCGCATCGAGATACTTGCGGGTAACCAGGACATAACCGATAGCCGCCACCAAGGTATCGATTTTGCGCAGGGCACCTTGAACTGCCTGGCGCTGGGGGCCATTGAGTGCATGTCGTAAGGCAGATTCAATGCGAGCAGGCGATCTCATCTCAATGCTCCGCAACAAGATTTGCGGGCGCTTGCGTCACTGTCGCCGTAACATGGCTCTCGTACTGGTCGATGCCTTCGAGAAACACCAGGCGCGCAACACTGGATGTCGATTGGTTTTGCACGGCGGACAACTGTTCCAGCTTGTGCCGCTCGGCGGGCATGAGCCGCATGTAGACCGGCTTATCGGAAAGGACGCCGCGTGGTGCGCGCTTTTTGGGGAATTGGGTGGCTGTCATATACTTGGGTCTGGGTAACCTTGCACAAGCACATAGTAGTCTTCAAATTGAAGACTTTCAATAAGATTATTTCAATATGGCAACTTTTGGGCCGCGCTTACAAGCGGAGCGTCAGCGGATAGGGCTCACACAGGCGGAGTTCGCTGCGCGCGTTGGGGTGGGAAAGTCCGCGCAGAGTCTTTATGAAGCGGGTCGGCGGGGGCCGAGTATGGATTACTGGCCGGCCGCCGCAGCGGTCGGAATCGACGTTCTCTATGTTGTGCTCGGTGAACGCTCGACGACTAAGTTGTTACCCGATGAACAGGAGTTGCTAAAACGTTACAACGCATCGCTGCCGGTACTAAGGCAGGCGGCTCGGTCGATGCTGGTGCCGGCGGAGTCAGTGCCGAATCTGGCGGACGAGGCCGTCGAGCGGACTGCTGCGAAACATCCCGAACTAAGCCCTGAGAAGCAGGCAGCGTTCCGCGATCCAGGTTCCTTGGATGATATGCGCGTGCTTGGCAAGCGGCCTAGCTCAGCCGACGTGAAGCCGCAATCTAAGAAGAAAAAAGCGGCTACCTGAAGCGGACATTCTGCATAGTTGGATATCGGACGCCAATCCACCGCAATGGCAGTGACGAGGACGCTCTGGCCATGAATTTCGGAAATCGGCGTAAGAAAAAATCGCATCTGCATTTCGTGGTCGATTTCATCTTGTGAGCCGCAACAGCAATGTACCAAGGGAGGTACTATTGGTGCGGGCGGCGTCGCGGGTTGACCAACTCAACGATGGTCTTGAAAAGAATCCTGGCTTGGCGGAGGGCACGTGTTGCAATCTCACAATCTACAGTTTCTCGAAAGCACAAGTAATCTGTCCCGCGTCATCGAGCGCAAACATGGATGGCGACCCAACTCGGACCAGACGCAAGAAATCCTTGCGTGTCTAAGGCAGGGGCGTTTGTTCTATGAGGCGTCTGCATCGTCTCCAATTGAGATACGACCGCTGCAACTATTCTACGGCATGGTGGCATTCGCGAAAGCGCTTATCTTGGTAAGCGATCGGCGAAAACGGCTAGGTAACCTTGTGGCATCGCATGCATTAAAGGACACGTCTACACACAATAGTAGATTGGCGGACCTCTCCGCAAACATAACGGGTAGCGGCACATTCCATTACTTCAATGACGTAGTAGCCGCCAAGAATAAATTGCATTTCATCGAGGTAGGGGCAAATCCCGGAAGCGCAGAAATGCCGTGCACACGGTCAGACGCACTCGAAAATCTATCGGTCAATCTACGGTGCTTATTGAGTCGGATACCAGGGCTTGAAGACCTGTATGAGGACACATTCCAAGAGCGAGCAAATTGCGCCGCGTTCCATCTAAATTCATTCGACCAAGGAATTTGGAGTTTGGTCGTTAATGATTCAGCAATCCCGAGTAGCCGGGACCAGCTACGAGCCACTGTAAATGGTTGGCGGGAGCGATATCCCTTTCTAAGGCAGTGGCGCCTCGAACACGTCGCATTTACATGGGGTAAAGCGAACCTGCAGTTTGCGAACTCTCGCCCAGAGGGCGACGACATGGATGATCGATATTTCATCGCAGATCTGATTGCTTATTCTGCGCACCCGGATGATTTGGCACGAGCGCGGTTTATTGAGTTTTCAGCGCATATGTCCCCTTGCAGTGGAGGGTTTAACAACAGCGTTCAATACATGGCGTCCCCGATAAATGATCACTTTGTATCCGAATACTCCCTCCAATATATTGCGCTTTTTATACTGAGTTCCTTGGTGCGATATCGTCCTCAAACTTGGATGCACTCGCTGTCGAGGTCAGCGAGAGGGGAGCGGAGCGCCGACGACGCTCCTTTGGCTCTAATCGAAAAGCTCATGAATATCAATTTGCACAGCATGCCGACTCTGGTCGATTCGATAGTAAATCCAGCATGATTACGAAGTCTAAGATGCGCGCGTTTTGAGGTGCTGCGTCGAAATCAGTCACTTCTCTTCCAGTGCATCGAGCACCAGTTGCAGCGTGCCGATGGCCTGTTTTACCAAGACAGCTGTAGCGACTCCACCCGTAAGGGCCGCACGTCCGTCAGCATCGAAACTTAACGTCTCAATACTTTCCGCAAGTTTTGAGACAGCATCATGAAGCTGCCGGCCTTGCGGTGTCAAAGTGATTTTTCGCTGCCCAGGGCCGCGATCGGCTACACGAAAATAGACAGATCTTTCTAATTCGGCAATTTTTTCGCTGATTGCCGAGCGCCCAATGCCCATAGTAAGCGCAGCGTCGGCGAAGGTCGCGTGTCGAAAAATAATTAGAAAATCTCTCAATAAGTTCCAATTCAACGTATCGAATCGTGGCGATGTGCCCATGCTAGAAGTCTCCCCATAAATTCTGGAGCGTGACTTGGGTTGCATGAATCGGATAAGACTTGTCCGGTTTTATTCCAATTGCCCGAAAGGCTGTCCCTGGGTGAACAAGAAGTTCAGTTGTACTGGTCTTTTCAAAAAGTCGATCATGGGTGTAAATAGAGCTTGGTTGATTTCAGCGTTTGCCATCGGGAATTCAATAATTCATGATCTGGCAAAACGCTTATCCCAAAAGGATGTTGACCTGTCACTAATATAGAGAATGTCAATAAAAATGAGATTCAGTCGAATCTGCTATGTCGACGGATGACTAACGTAGAAGGAGAACGCATTGACTCGATTACCTGAAAATAATGTTGTTGGACAGGACAATGCAGAAGACGAAAATTCAAAAGAAAGGCAACGGGAAAACGGCGCGCTTGAGAGCCATCCAGAAGATGCGGAGTCGCGTGCGGGAGTACCCGATGCCGGCAGGCGCCACGATGTGTGTCAACAAAGCGTGCCATTGGCGTCGTTTGCCGATGCTTACGAAATTGTGCTGAGTGTGAAGGCGCTGGCCACGGTGTTGGAAAATATTTTGGAGACATTTGCGCGTGATCGCTGACGCATTCAAGAACGCACATATTCAGACGTAAGTGTGCGATATCTATCACCTTGAACCACCGTCAACGGGTACGCCGGTACCCCTCGATGGGTTTTTAAATATCGAGTTCAAGTTGCCTCATGATGCGCTCCCGCGCCATGGCCGACAACGGCAGTTTGAGACTTAAGTTAGGCATGGCCGAAGGCGATAGTGTGCGTGCGAATTCGATGTTTGCGATAAAAGTGTGGCCACACTCGGGGTTCATGCACATAAACGTAATTTCCCTAAATGTCACGGACAATTCCCTGCTACTACGGGCATTTGCGCGAGTGCGGCAATGAGGGCAGCGATTGAGTATTCTCATGGTTTTCCTTCCAGGCCAAGGTGCTAGCTGTCGGAATCCTATTGTCCGGCGGGGAAATCATCATTACGCGAGCCACTTGATGTGGATTCGTGCTTTACAACACGCAATGCTGCTCAAGAATTGAGAAAAATCTCATGCCAATAGCTTAGGAAAAATAGTATTTTTATTTCTTTTTCATTGTGCATGGTTACGTCATTCGCTACGTAATTCAAGACATAAGGTGGTGGCATAAAAAATGAGAGATTTTTTGATGGTGCTGGCAGGATTTGCCATTCTTTTTTTTGTATGGCGATTTGTCGCAAGGTGGTGCCGTAGCCGTGGGCGCGGTTGGTTTATTAGTCACTACGTGGCTTCATCGGTAGCGTGCTTTCTGGCCGTCTTATTTCTCGCGCTAGTTCTGCCTGGTGCAAAGAACACGTTACCCAATGCCGACGTAAAAGACGCTTCTGCCCAGGCTAAGGCACTGCCACCTCACCCAGTAGCGAATGCACCCGAATCATCTGCTGACAAGAATGTGGAGTATGACACTTCGCAAGTTGCTCAACCAAGGCGTTGGTTTGTCAAAGACGGCCCTTGGCTAAGCTGTCTATCGGAAAAGAAGTTGTTAAAAATCCTAAGTTATGCCGACGTCGGCGACGAAGACGCTATTCGTAAGGACAGCCTTATCGCTTTGGCACAAGGTGATTGCACTCAATTGCAAACAGGTGACGAGGTGGAGCTCAAAGAAGTCACCCATGGCGGTCGCCTGATTAAGGTGCGACGCTTGGGGGACACCAAAGCATATTGGACCACTACTGGAGCGCTCAGCTAGCCCGTTGTGATGAATAAAATTTATCTTCCCTCTCGAACAATCGGCATGCCGAGCCCTGGCCTACTTTCCGCCCTTTCGAAAATGCGAGCGATGTCGATCTGTGGTCGGATCATCAAACACCTCCAACTCTAGCGCAGTCTTGAAACCATCTTCGCCTATCGTATGCGTATTGCTTTTGACGATCCAAGGTGTTTGATCGATCTCCGGTTTAAAGCCTGAAACATCCACCGGCGACTCGGGAAATAAATCGGCACGGCCCCGTGCCAATGTATAGCTCAGAGTCGCTTGCCCTCGCTGGGTGCGCGCGTATTCGGCTTCGGCTGCGGCACGGGCGTCAGCTTCGTTTGCATATTCCTCAGGCAAAACCTTCATGTTTTTATTGTTATCACCGCCGACAACCACTGACTGACGTTTCCCCAAGGCGTTCGAATACCAATAAGCGTGCACTGCCGTATAACTCTCGCGTTGCGCAATGTGATAACGGTGCTGGTCGCCGTTGGCGCGGGTCAGGGCAATCCAGGGCAGCGGTTTGCCGCTGGCGGTCGCGCCTGAGCCGATTGGCATAAACAACAGTCGTTGATCTTTCACATTCATCACGGCGTCGTAGCGCTTCGCCAGGCGCGTCAGAAACGACATATCGCTTTCGTGGGTTTGATCGATATGAGCGATCTTTACTGTGGCGAGTACATCGGCAATAACAGCTTTCAATCCGTGTTGGCCAGCGATAGTGCGAACGATTGCACCGAGCGTCTGATTGTGCCAACTTTTCTCATGACGCTCGTGCATGGCGTCTGTCATGGAGGCTGAGCGAGCACGGATTGCGATGACGTCGGGGGCGCCGCTATGCTCGACTTCGTCTACCTTGAAGGTTCCTTTATCGGTCAGCGATTCACCAACCCAGCCCATCGATAACTTAATGTAGGCGCCGCGCTGTGGAATCGCCAGGCTATTGTCTGCGTCGTCGAGCACCAGATCGAGCGAATCGGCTTCGTCAGCACGACTTTCACGTAATGTCAGGCTGATCAAGCGCGGGGCAATCAGGCGTGACAGATCACGGTCATCGAGCGTAATGCGATAGTCTACCTGTGGCTGGACACGTGTCAGAGAGGGGTGATTCATGACCATCACGTTTGCTGGGTGGCCGATAGCATGTTGTCGTCTACATGCTTGAGGGTCAGCGAGAATTCGATGCGTCGAGGAATACCCTCTTTGGTGTGATAGGTTTGCGTTTCGTCTAGACTCTCAATGACGAAGGCGCCGTACACCATGCCAGTGCCGTCCACCAAGACATAGGCATCGCCTTGGTTAGCCATCACAGCAAGTTCGTCCAAAGATGCAATGGAGCCAACGGCTTCCGGTGCAATCAGACCACAGAACGTGATGACGTCGTCGCCGATACCGGTGAACTGGCTCGCGTCACGCACGCCGACACGGGAGCTGGTGCGATGCTTCCAGCTCCGACGCCGTTGTAGTTCTCTGAACGGTGCGGTCGCCAGGCTAAATACGAATTGATCTAGCGACATCATCATGAGCGAGATCTCCTGCTTAATTAACTGAATCGCTTAGGCGTGAGCCGACGCGGGTTTGCTGGGTACGGTCGCGCCTGTCCAATTCGGTGCGAACGGCTTGGGCAATTGCAGCCGGGTCGGCGCCTGGTGCTGGGTAGATGTTGATGGCGGTGGGTGCGGCAAGGTTTGGCACGTTGCCGCGTGTCGAGATTGTTGTAAGCGGCGCCCGTGTATCGATCGGAACCTTGGGTTTTATCAGCGACACTACGCTCGGGCTGTGAATACCCAGCTTATCCTTAAACCACCTGACGGTGCTACCGGCGACCAAACCAATGGCAGTCTTTACCGCGCTTAAGCTGCTCATGATGCCATTGACCAGCCCCATCAGAAGTTTGGCGCCGAACTCGGAAAACTTCGCCGGCAGCGTGATGCCAAACCACGACAACACGCTAGCGAAGGCGCGATAAAACAGGCCGAGCGGTGACCAATTGAGGATTAGTGTGCTGATACTTGTCAGTCCGCCCTGAAATGCCTCGCGCGCCTCACCAAAAAAGGTATCTATCAGGCCGCCGAGGAGAGCGACGCCCCGCATCAACAGTTCAAGCGGTAATAGTGCGAAGCGTAGGCCATCACCAACCGCAGTGCCAAAGCTTCGACCGCAGTTCGTTGCGGTTTTCAACTCTTCAGCAGTCGAATTCACAGGTTCGATGAGTTTGGTGAACCATTGCCATAGACTGGAAAGCGCTTGAATTACCGGCATCAAGAGCGGCTTGAGCGCACCAAATACACTTTGAAAAGCCGCGCCAAGTGGGGCGAGGGCCGCTGAGATTCCGTCGAAAACCCCTTTAAAGAAAGCTTGAATCGGCTGCCAATACTTATAAATGAGTAGGGCGCCGGCAACCAGCAGCGCAACGCCAATCGCAACCGCTGCGCCGATTGGCGTTGTCAACATGGCTCGGCTGGCGAATTGCGCCGCGGCAACAAAGACGCGCCACGCAGTCGCGCAGAGCTTAAGCGTGCGCGCGAGTATAGTGCCCTCAATGCTCAGCATTTTCAGGCTGAATTTGAGTACGGCCAAGGGGGCGAGCACACCGGCCAGCGCGATCGCTAGCGAGCCCAAGACCACCGACAATGCCGACAGCGCGCCAATTGTGATAACAATCGCTTTGGCGGCTGTGCCATGTTCTTTCATCAAGCCGACAATCTTCTCGATTGCCGCAGCCGTTGCCTGCAAGCCGGCGTTATAGAGCGGTGTAATCTTCTCGCCAAGTTCTCGTTTCAGGTCGCGTAGTTTAGCCAGCGCTTCGATTTCTTTGCCTTGGGTCAGGATCCTACCCGCGCTGCTGGCGTCATCAATACCGGCCACGCCTGCATCCAAATGCTCATTTTTGTGAATTTGGGTGCGCTGCAGAAACATCGTTGTGAACAGGTTGGCCGCCGTTTTGTTGGTAAAAATCGTCGCCATCAAATCTTTGATCTTGTCCGGATCGGTGATGCCCTTGGCGGCCATCTTCGGCAATAACACCTGTTCCATCCATTCGAGCGGCGACGCTTTGAATAGATCACCCCCCGCCAGCGCGCCGGTCTTGAAGTGGTTCACCTGCCCTATTTTGTTGTACGAGACGCCGTTCTTGCTAAGCAAACCGAGGTTCATCAGTTCCTGAGCGGCTTTCACCGTGGTTTTGCCTTGATACACGTTCTGATACGCGGCCATTAGCCCCGTGCCGACCGCGTGGCCGCCCATTTCCTGAATCAGCGGTTCCATCTGGTAATAGAAAGCATCCTTGCGCATTTGCTTGGCGGCGACGCCCCCGGTCTGGATAAAATTGCGCCACTCGTCGCCACCGACCCGGCCCCCCGTTGCCGTAATGACCTTTTGCACCATGTTGGCTTCGCTCTCGAAGGCGGCTCGATTCTTGGTCCCGCCGCGCAATTCGATGACTTTGAGCATGTTCATGAATTTTTCTTCGTTGGCGTGGCCATCTTTGGCGCCGAACATGGCTTCGTTGGCGAACTTCATTTTTGCCAAGGTGGGCATCACCATCTTGGCGTGTTGTTCGTCGCCGAAGATGGTCATCGCATCGCGCATCAAGGTGATGTTGTCGGTGGTACTGGTGCCGTAGACCCTCATCGCCTTGGCATACTTGACCGCGTCGGCTTTGGCTAGATCGCCTAGGCCGAGGGCTTTGATGCGCATCGCGTCGACTTCAAATTTCTTCGACTCGCTCAATGTCTCGCTCAGACTATCCAAGACGTGCATGCCAGCGTCGCGTGCCGCATGGCCGCCGCTGGCCATATTGGCGGCGACACCTTGCATCGTTTGCATGTTTTGGCGTGCGGTTGCGGCTTGTTTCTCGCGGCTGGCCAGTGTGTTGAGCTTGGCTTGCTGCGTGTCGATCGAGGTGTTGGTTTGATCGATGCTGGATTTCAGGCTGTGTTCGTATTCCGTTAGTGTTTGTGCACCACGTCCGGCGCTTTGCATGCGCTCACGCAACTCGTTTAGGCTGGCCGTTTGTGTGCGTTGTTGATCGTTTAGTTTGAGCACGGCATTGGATGCCGCTCTGAAATTACGCTGCATTTTCTGCGTGGGCGCATCCATCGCTTGAATCTGTCGCGAGAGTTCCTGCATGCCTTGGTTGGCACTCTTGAGGGTGGTCGCTGTTTTACCCAGCGCGGCGCGCATTTTCTGATACTCGGACACGTCTTGCTGCGCGCGTTTCAATTCTTTCAGCCGGTCGCGTGTGGTTTTCAGCGATTTCGCCAGATCTTGGTTGCCCGCTAACAGGTTCTTGAGTGGCTTGGTGATCTGATCGACCATCTCGAACATGACGTGCAATTTCAGTGTGTTATCCATCGCTATTCATTTCCGCTACGTTCACGGGCGCGCTCGCGCCATGCCATCAACTCGGCCAAACTGAACCCGTCCATGACGGCTGGGGTCCAGCCGAATACAGTGGCAATGTCTGCCATGGGATCTTCTACGCGATCAGGGAGGCCATTTTCGATTTGACGGCCTTCGGCATTAAAAAACCAGAGAAGATACCGCCAAGCTGAATCAGGTCGGCTGGGTCGAGGTTGGCCACGTCCATCTCCGTTAGCGTGGGCGTGCTGATCCGCGGTAATACTTTTTGCAGCGCGGCGACATCGAGATTGACCAGGTCCGCGAGCGAGGTGCCACGCAATTCGCCTGAGTTCGGTTTGCGCAGGGTGACGGAGTCGATGGTTTGAGTGCCGCGTGTGATAGGGGTATCGAGCACATGCGTATTGGGATCGATCGTGGCATCGGTGGTGTTGATCGTGTCGTCTTGGTTCATGATGAAGTCCTGTTGGTTATACTGGCATGCTTGTCTAGGTGAGGCGATTTGGGCGTTAGGGCCTGGCAGCAGATATTTACAAGCCAATCGCGGTGCGTAGCGTGGAAATCAAGTCATTGCCGCCGATCTTCTCGATCATGTTGATAAAGTCGATTTCGACCAAGTCTGTGCCATTGACCGAGAGCTTGTAATAGCTGGCGGCCGTGGTGACCTTGAATGCGGTATCTTCTTTCGCCTTGGCGGTACCAAAATCCAGCTCGGAATGGCGCCCCTTGACGATCACTTCGATGGCGTCATATGTGGTCGAGTCTTCGGCCTGGTAGCCGCCGGCAAAGCGCAGCAAGACGCCATCGTGCTGGGTGATGCCATATTGTGCGATCACCTCGCGCATGAACCCGCCACAGGTCCATTCCATTTGAATCGCTTCCTGGCCGAAGTCGATCTTGATCGGGCCGCTCATACCGCCGCCCTGATAATCTTCCATTTTGCGGGTGAGTTTGGGGAGATTGACCTCGTCCACCTTGCCCGCGAAATTCGTGCCGTTGTAGAACAGGTTAAAGCCCTTGAGTTTGCTTGGCATGCCCATGGTGTGATGCTCCTGGTTAGGTCGGTGACGTAATCGATTAAGCCGTCACGCGCGTCGCGAAATCAGCGAGATAGCGGTCGGTGATGCGTTGGCGCAGCATCAGGTTTTCCAACGGTGGAACAGGCGTGTAGTCGTAATCGATATAAGTCTTGCCCGATTTTAGGACGTCAACCGTATTGGGCTCCGGGTCGTACCAAGCCGAGCCGTCAATCAAATAGCCTTGCGACTTCAATGCGCGGAATGTGCTGTTGATGCTCTCGATGATGTCGCGAGGCAGTGAGGGATTCAACGGGCCGTCGACCACCGGCATTTGGGCGTCAGCGATCGAGTCTGCAAGTACTTGGGCGGTGCGCGTGTAGTTCTCGAAGGCGAACAGGGGATCGTCCGAGCAGGTTCGCGATCCCCAAAAGCGGTAGCCGTCGCTATTGATCAGCGTTGTCACATCCTGCTCGTTCAGATAGTCAGCATCGGTGGCCGGGTCTTGCAAATCCCAGAATACGTCTTGACTGATCCCTGTGACGCCGTTCACTCCGACATTCGAGAGCGTTTTGTGCCAGCCGATATCGTTGTCGATCTTGGCGCGCAGGCCGACTGCATAGGCGGTTGCCGGCACGACCTTCGAGCTGCAGGTGGTTTCGTCCCAGGCGATGAAGTCCGGCCAGATCACCATAACTTCGCGCTGGCTGAACTGCTTGCGGTAGGTCGTAGCGTCTTCCTTGGTTTTGGCGCCGTTGGCGGAAACGTAAGTGAATCCGCGTAGCGATTGCGCGGTAGCCGCCAGAGCACCAGCCACCGCTTGCGTGTCGAGGAAAGGCGCGGCCAGTATCCGAGGTTTCACACCAAGCTTGGCCTGTGAGGCAAGCAGCGCCTTTATTCCCGTGTACTGACCAGTGGCGGTCACGGTGCCGATGACGTTCGAGGTGGTTTCGGCGTCGTCTTTACCCTCGGCAACACGCACGACCACGGTGACCGGCTTGGTTTGCTTACCGATGGCGTCGAGCACGGTGTACAGCGTGCCTTTGGCGCCGGCTTTGCCGAGTGCGGCGACGACGTTGGTGATCAGCGCCGGCGTGTCGAGCGGGAAGGTGGCCGCATCCGCATCCTCGGCCGTGCAGACGATCCCGATAATCGCTGTCGAGATGGTGCGAATCGGGCGTGATCCTTGATTGATTTCTTCGACGCGCACGCCGTGGTGATAATCCTGTGTCATGGTGTTTAGCTCCTATCGTGAGTGAATATTGGGCGTTGGTTGACGGTGGTGGTTCAGTGTCATGCTGTCGGTGCCGGTTCTTGCGCGATCGACTCGGCGTATGGCGTGAGCTGCGCTGACTTCTCACGGGCGGTCTCAAGTGCAGGTTCGGCCGGGGGTGGTGGTACATAGGGCGAAGGTTCCGCAGGCCATTCAACCGCTTCAGGAAATACGTCTTGATCGAGTGCTCTGACGAGATCCATTTGATACGTGGACCACGCCTTGAAGTTATAGATTTGCTCGTCATTCAGCAGGCCGGCAGCGTAGGCATCC